GACCTCGATAGTTGGGATGCGGCCCAGATAGTCTAGCATCGTCGTGCGTGCGTCTGAGCTGGCCTGCGCCTGGCTGTCCACCTGCGCGGCTACAGCGTCCTTCTGCGCGCTCGCTGCCGCTGCATTGCGGTCGTGTTCGCGGCTCACGCCTGCGCTGTAGGCGCACCAGTGAGTGCCGATTAGAGCCAGCAGCAGGCCGATACAGAGCCATGCGCGGATCATCAGAAAATCGCCCATGCAAGCCAAACCACCAGCGGCGGGATGGTGCACAGAGCCGCCACCGCAAGCCCCAAGCCGTACGGATCATCGGATCGCAGCGACCGCGCGGCAGGAATGGCGCACGCGATGGTAACGAGGATCGGCAGCCAGATCATACTTCCCTCCCTGCCTTCTGCGGAGCCGCCTGCCAGTCGGCGCACTTCGGCGGATCGGCAGCGGGCCGAAACGGCTTGTCTCGCTCATCGATGTCGCGATTGTCAACATACCACTTGCATGACTCGCAGCAGCGAAGATCCAAGCCCCAGCAAAACCGGCTCACGGCGCACCAACCGACGACGATCTTGCCAACTTCCCCGGCCAAAAATCAGCCGCGAAACTCGTTTTGCGTTTCATCTCAAGACTCTGATTGAGTTTCACGGATCAAACCCGTTTGCAACGAGTGTGTCGCCAAACGGCCAACAGCCGCCGCTCAGCGTGAATCCCGTCGCCTGGTTCCACGTGTAACCAAGCCCTTCGCGAGCGATGCACGCGGTCTGCTGCGGCCCTTCGGTCGGGTGCCAGATCGTGACCTGCACCCAGATCGCCTCTCCTGCGTGTGCTGCGCAGATGCCCGCGATGATCAGCACCCATACAACAATCATCACAAGTGACCAGCGCAGCATTGCGATGATGTCGGAATCGTCGCGCTTCATGCCTGCTTCTTCGCTACCGTCCATCCGGAAGCCAGGACCGCTGCCGGTTGCCCAAGCATGTACGCGGCGACGATCCATGTCATTGCGGTCACCCATGCATCGCCCGTGATCCGGCCGAGTAGCAGCATGCCGGTTGCTGCGACAAGCGCGATCATGGCCAACGCGAACTTGGTGCGGTCGGTGTCGGTCATCCGGCGTTGTGGAACTTGCCGTTCAGGTCGATATATCGGGCAGCCGGATCAAACACGCCTTCGCCCCAGAACGTGCCTTGCGGCTCAATCGGGCTGAACTCAGGATCAGGACGGACAGCGCGCGGGTCATAGCCGGGGTCGCCGGGCGACTTGCGGTTGCGGTCCAGCAGGACAGGCTCAGGCGGCGTCACCACCGGCGCAGGCTTGATCGGGGTCGGTGGATCGCCAGCCACCACAGGCGGCACCCACGGCCTCGACGGCGGGTAGCTGTCAGGCTTGCCCTTCTTCTTGCGCTGGGTGATGACCAGGGCGGCAGCGACGGCCACGGCAACCAGAATGACGATTGCGGTTGTGCTCACTTGGCTTTCTCCCTCACGGTTGTGGTTGGGTGTTTCTGCGCGTATTTCTCCGACACAAAGCGCCCGGTGATGGCGGATCGGTAGCGGTATTTACGCTTCATGGCGCGATCCATGTGCAGATCACACCGCGCCCGTAGCCTGCGGTGACGTATCGCGGACTCAGGTCGAGCAGGATGCGCTTCGGGTATCCCCGGTTTTCACGGATGTTGGCCGGTGACCGCCTCGGGTCCGGTGTCAACTCCACATTGCCGAACCAGCTATCGGCATCACAAGGCGCGCAGTGATCGGCCATGGGCTGCACCTGCGCGCGGCATGCAGCCTGATCCCGTCGAACCCAGCCCAGCCCGCCGTTATACGCGGACAAGCCAAAGGCCCAGGTGTCGCACTCTGTTCGCCCTTGTGTGGATCTGGTCAGGTCGCGCATGTAGCGCGCCTGAGCCTTGATTGCCCACGCTGGGTTTGTCGGATCGGCTGGTCCAAGCTGGGTCGGGTACAGCCGCGCCATGTCCTTCGCGGTGGATGGCATGAATTGGGCCAGTCCTTGCGCGCCGACTGGGGAAATTGCGGTTGCTCGGCAGCCGGATTCTTGATGGATTTGCGCCGCCAGCGTTGCCACTGGGGCGGACAGGCCGAAAACCGTATGGGCTTCGGTCGTGATCTGGCGCTGGTACACGCGGCACCGCTCCGGCACCTGAGCCGTTGCGGTTGCTGCGAGCAGGATGGCGGCGGCGATCATACGGCCAGACACACAGCGAGGATGCAGGAACCGATGATGATGGCGCGGGCGAGGTGCATCATGGCGTAGCCACGCGCGTCGCCTGTCGGCCCACCAGGCACCGCGCTCGGGTCAATACGTGCCACGCCCCGGCTGATCCGGTAGCCGCCCCATGCGCCGGTGCCGACTTTGAGGCATGCGCCAAGCCATCGCTGGGTGTACGGATTCACACCCCATGCGTCCAGCGCACCAGAGCCGATGACAAATGCGCCGATGAAGGCGATCAGCAGCCATCCGGCACCGCGGAGGATTGCCCGGTCACGCACCGAAATCGCCATCGTCATCGTCATCCTCCGTCGATTCGCGCCAGTTTGCCCATGCCTCTCGCAACGCTGGACCGAAGTACAGCCCGAGTCCGAAGCCGATAATCCCGGCGAAAAAGGTCATTTGTCGTCCCTCACAAGCAACTGATCCAGCTTTGCGTTTACGTCACGCAAATCCTGCCGAACCTCCGCGCGCAACGCATCAATCTTGCTCGACTGCTCAGATCGGATCGCCTTTGTCTCGGAGTCGATACGATCCACATCGCGACGGATGATCTCGCTGTAAGCGCGGTTCCCGGCAACCGTGGATTCGACGCTCTGATACTTCCCAAGCACCCATGAAATCCCAGTGACGGTTGTCACGACGAGCGCAAGCAATGTCGGTACATTGATGGTCAAATCCCACGTCACCTTATGGCTTGGTGTTTGTGGGTCGGTGACCTTCTGCAATTCGATCATTCGTCTATGCTCATAGTTGCGCGGTCACGTGGTTGGAGAACGCCTAAACCTTCCCCGGTCAACCCACTCGCGGGGTCAATCTGTGCGCCGACGACGTCGAAACACCACGCCCGCGCTGCCGGGGTTATGCGCGATGAAGGGCACGCTGGCACTGTCCGGCTGATCCACGCGCACAAAAAAGCCCGCGCTTGGCGGGCAATTTCGGCAGGCTACTTTATCGCACATGCCGAAACGGATTGCAACCCGTTCTTATGCGGTTTCGCGGGCTTGACTTTCGTCCCACGTCACATGCGACTCGGCACGCGAAAGTGTGTTGTCCAAACACGCGGAAAGCCATGCTGCGCCAATTTCGGCAATGCGCATGACGTGGCGGCTCAGTTTGACGTTTTTCATCTTCTCAGGGTGCACGAGGATGCAGTATGACACTACCGCTATTCCGCGAATGATTCCTTCCCGCTGCGTACTGACTTCCATCGACAGCGCCATCTTGCTCGCCAGCCAATCGATTACCTCATCGCGCTTGCATGGGATTCCGGTAGCGATTGTGTAGGCCAGTTCCGGTCCGGGATTCCATTTCCTGCCCCGCGCATAGGACAGCCGCGCTGCCAGCACATGCGATTCCGGCATGTAGTCCGACCGGGTGCCCACGCCCTCAATCAGCTGGCGGTAGGTCGTCTGCCCTGCCAGCCGCCCCAGGCGCTCGATAAATCCGATCCGGTCATCGCTCATGCAATCAGCTCCAGGGTGTCTGCCAACAGGTCTAGTTCGGTGGTCTTGTAACGGCGCTCGAACTCGCGCGTACCGAGTCCGTGCAGGCCCGTGCCGCCCTGGTGGTGCTCTGGGCACAGCGGGATCACAAGCATGTCGGACGCGCGCTGCGACATGCCCTGTCCTTCGCGGACGTGATGCAGTTGTGGCGGAGTCTCGCCGTATCCGAGGTTCCGGCACAGGATGCAGCCGAGTGCGGCAACGCGGCTTTTGTGGCGCTTCGCAGCGGCGCTCATGCGGCGCTCTCCGCTGGTAACTCCGTGATTGTCACGACAACCCGACCTCCCGCCAGCACCACATCGCGCACGATCCTCAAGTCGTCGATCTGTGAGTCGTCGAGCCAGACATTCGCTTTGGTCAGCGCATCGCCCACGGCCTTCTCCATGTTGCTCAGGTCGCGGCGGCGCTTGTCTGGTGGATTGCACGCCAGGGTTACAGCGAGGCGTCCTGCGAGTCTTGGGTAGGTCCGCAGCTGCTCCAACACGCGGGCATGCACCTCGGCGTGGTACTTCTTCCCGTCGCTGCTCAGAAATCGGATCCCGGTGCGCGAGGTCGGATACAGGTTGTTCGCGCTCGGGGGCCACGGCAGCGACAGGACGATCATGCTGCCTTCTCTCCCCAAGTCACCCCATGCTCCGTGCCGAACCACAGCGCGAATTCGATCAGTTCCACCATTTCGCCCACTCGCATCTTGCTGGTGCGCTGGCCGAGCATCACGAATCCGCCCTCGATCCCTGCGGCGACACGCTGGGATTTCTTGACGCCAGCCGAGAGAATGTCCTTCCAATCCTCCGGCTCCAGCTTCTGCATCCGACCGTCAACGTGCCATTCCACCTGCCGGGATATGTCGGTCAGCACAGCCCATAGCTTGGCGTTCTGGTCCAGCGTCCGGGTCGGCTTCACTTCGTCTACCGTGACCTTGACGGCTTGCCCTAGCTCCAGGAACCGGCACGCCGCTTGCCACGCTGCGGCCATGCGCTGGCGGGCGTTTTCGGTGCGCAGGATGAAAGGCTGGCTCATGCCACCTCCCCCAAAGTCGCCTCGATAGCCTCCAGAAGATCCGACGCGGTCACGTAAGGCGCTACCCGATGCTTGCATCCGAGGTAATAGCCAGCGATGCGCTCGGGACAATCACGTTCGGCCTTCTTGGCGCCCACCCTGCGTATGTTGAGCAATTGCGCCGTGCCATCGCCGACAACGAGAACGTGCAGGACGCCCCATTGCTTGCTGCGCAGCGACTTGTAAGCCCACTTAGCCAGCGCCCTTGGGTCGCCGTGTGCCACTATGCTCATGCAATCCTCCCGATCCGTTTCCCGTTCTCTTCCGCCCACACGGCGCGAGGGTTGAATCGTTCCAGCAATTTCAGGCAGCTCGCCATCAGCGGAAAGTCGCGGCGGTTTTGTTCGCGCTCTGCCTGCATGTCGCGAACGATCTTGGCGACCTTCCCGGCGATTTCGGCAAGGTCATCGGATGCCATAGACATTCCACGGCCTGCCCCCGGTGCCCTTCTGCGATCCAACAACGCTCGCGCCGATCATGTACAGGGCACGCTTGACAGCAGAAACCGAACACCCACAGCACTGTGATAGCTGGTGCGCGGTGAGTTCTGCGCGCTCAAGTAGCCAGATGACTTTTTGGCGGGTGGTTTTCATGGCTTGTTCTTCCTAGCTTCAATTTCAATACGCTTGAACTCGCCATACCAGCGGGAAACCTTTGGCTGAAATCCAAGTGACGTGAACTGTAGATCGTTTTTCAGGATCGCAATTGCTATCGCCTTGTAGCTTGGAGCGAAGGCCATGATTTCTGAAGGCACTTCATCAGGTATGTCGTCAGGGTACCCCTGCCGTTTCCAGGTTTCGATGTACTGGCTAACCCGCTTCATGCTCGGCTAACCATTTTTGCAAATGATCTCTCGCCATGACGTTGGCCTTCATCTTTTCGGATTCGCTCAAAAGATTGAACCCGCCCCTGAAGTGGGATGGCACGCCTGTTGCTATGCACATGGATGATTGGCCGATCCAAGCGATCCGATTCATCGACTCGTTGGATAGGAAGTGTTCGCACGAATGAACCCATGTTGAAAATACCTTCTCAATTCCTCGCTGAAACCTTGGGAGATCGGCCAAGAAAAATGAATACGCCAATCTTGCATCGTCACCACTCATGCCATCCGGCGGAATCGTCTTGTAGAACCCCGCCGGATAGCATTCCCAGTTAGTCCACGGGTGCCATATTCGCTTCATCTATCATGGAGTCCAGGTCAATGTCTGATTCAACCTCCCACGATTGCGAGAAGTCACGATTGGCGAACAGAGCCGCAACGCCAGTGATTTGCTTCAGACGCAACAGTTCGTCCAGGCTCATACCAACATGCTGGCATATCCAGCGGTCGCCCTTACCCATTTCCACAAGCTCGGAAACGATGGTGGACATAAGCTCGATGTTGTGAGAGCCGCGCGCTCGGTTGTGACGGATGGTAGACGCCATGCGGTCACCAATAGCCTTGTCGATCACGACAATAGGCAAGTGGCCTTCCTCTCGATCCCAAATGCGCTTGGAGTTCTTCAATGTCAGATAGCGATGGAATCCATCGACCACTATGTAGACATCTTCGTCTTTGTCGTAATAGGTCACGACTGGCTGGGTATATCCGTCTTCCCAGATTGAAGTCTCCAGGAGCGCCATTTCAGGCGGTGCAACTGAGTTCGGGTTGTAGTCGTTTGCCTTGACCTTGTCGAACGGAACGCGAAGGACACCGTAAACCGGGGAAACAAAAGCACTCATTTCGCCACCTCGTATGATCCGTCTTCCTGATGCACCTCTTTCCCGGTCAGGGGAGGATTGAACACACAGATCAACTCAGTCAGGCTGATGGCTTGAAACGTGTGATCGTCGTGCTTGTCGAGAACGTAAAGCGTATCCTGCCTGATCAGGTGGCGCTCTCCAGTATTCAGACTCGTCAAGATGCCGCCACCACGGATGCAGTAGCACGATTCCAGATGATTCTTGTAGTGCCAGTGTTGCGGAGGGCCTTCAGGGATGATGGTCTTCGTTATCGTGTACCCCATTCCGTCAGATTTCAGCAAAAACCGATTGCTGACAAAGCCTCCATTCGGGCATTTAACCTGCCTCTCCGTTCCGATGATCTCATTGAATCGAATGATCTTCATTTTTTTCCCCTAGTTAAATGGTCTTGTACTTTTCCATGATGTACCGCTGCCTTGCCGCCTGCTCTTTCGTCGGAGCAAGGCCCATGTATTTGCAAGTGTGGTCATTCTTCAGGATGGTGATTGCAAACCGCTTCCAGCTTGCGACCGTCGAAGCGTTTACGCGGAGTGCGTCGGCATGGTCTGGAAATTTCCTGATCCTCACCCTGCGCAACGTCTTGTTGCCGTGTGCTGTAGTCCCATTGGTCTTAAACTCAAACCCGTTTTTCTCCATGTCCGCAATCACATCATCCGACAACCCGCGCCCCACCCGACCCCAATACCGGAACGACTGGATGAAGCGCATCTTAAAATTTTCGGCCACTTCCTTCGGTAGCGTGTCCAGAAGGAACTTCACAAACGACTTCCATGTGTGTCCTTCCGGTAGCTTGAAGCTCCTATAACCCAACTGCTTGCCATATGTCGCGATGAAGTTTGCGCCCTGCACTCGGGCGCACAACTTGGCCCATGTGGTTCCGTCGATGACCCGGTAAAGTCCCAAGCTAGACTTCGACTCGGACATGAAAGGTGAAGCCACGCGCATGGAGTGAACCGGGACTCCCGCCTTGTAGAAAATGTCATACAGGCTGTTGTATTCCCAGTCGAATTTTGCGTTGGCAGTCCAAATATCCTCAGTACGCCAGTCGTAAATCGGATAGCAGTTGTAGACCGTTCCGACGTTCAGCTTGGTCCACATCTTCCCGTCAAACGTCTCTTTCCGATCATTCAGAATGGCGCGGAATCGGTTAAGGCTTTCCACCGTGCGAATACCAATCAGGTTGGCGCACGTCTTACCCTGCGCGTACCACTCCCCAAAGCCATTCCAGAAGTGGTCGTAACTCATATCCTCTTCAAAGAAATCGAACGGGTGATTGTCGATGTTGACGACATACGACTGTGTTGGCATCGGGCGAATCCATCGCTCCTGGTCGCGCTTGCCCCAGCATTGCCAGTCAATCGCGTAGCTGCTGACCGTGCACGGAAGGGTTATAGGCATACAGCACCAATACACGTCCAGAATGTCCAGGTTCTTTCCGAGGATTGAGTGCATGAACTCAAGCGATTGCGAATAGTTCGCCTCGTTGTCGAGAATCTGCACGCCGATCTTTTCCGTGATTCCATGCTTGCGCATGTAGTCAATCACCAGATTGAGCATAACCCCGCTGTCCTTGCCGCCCGAGAATGACAGATAGATTCGCTCGAAATTCTTGAATATGTAGTCGATGCGCTCAATAGCTGCATCGTAGACGTTCACGTCCTGATACTTCCTGATCTTCATTCCCCGCCCCTTTGAGTTCATGCCTCACATTCCTCGTCTTGGCCGAATCGGGCCTTGAGTTCCGCAATAGCTTCTTGCGCCTTGCGTTCAGCAATGGCGATTTCCTCAGGCGTCTTTTCCGCAGGCTCGTATTGCTGGCAATCCTTTGGCAACGCCTTCTGCCCACTCGGTAATTCGCCGCCACGCAAAACGAAATCGACCGTTTCCTCGAAAGCGTCCTTCAGCAACCGATCCGCCTTGTCTTGATCGGCGCGCTCCCAGCGGTACAAGTCCAGGCGTGACAGAGTGGCCGTGGTGAATGGTCTGCGATCCTTTGACCGCGCCTCTCTCCGCACAACAGAGAACGCCGGAATATCGAAGCAAAGCGCACGGAATGCAGGAAGTGTCGGTGGCCAGCCATCGGCGCTCATGAGTGCAGCCTGCAAGCCTTTGGCAATGTCTTGTTCAGCAACGCCAGTCAGTCCGCGCTGCCACGTGTCGCCAGCCAGGGTCAGACTGCCATTGTCGTCAAACGGGGTGTCGCCATACGCTGATGTCCATTTATGACCGTATATCGCGGCCATGCGCTGCCAGAAGCGGATCATTGCCGCTCCTCTCGGCTTCCTCAAGTCGGGCAAGATGTTCGTTGCCTTTTCGCTCTGCACGTCCCGAAGCGCTTTCTGCGGGTCGATTCGTTCCATTTCCCTTCTCCTGTTTGATCTCAAAAAGTCCAGTCCAGCCACGTTCGATTGATTGCTCAATCACTGCCGTAGGGTCGTGTCCTTTCTCGCGAAGTTTTGTCAGAGTCCCCAATGAGAGGGTTTTGGCCTTATGCGTCCAGCCCTTCATGCTGTTGCGGAAGTTGTGCCAATCATTCCATGCTGATTTAGGTAGCCAGTCTGGTAAACCAAGCTGGGACGCTTTAGCGGCCCCCTTCTTTTGATCTTCTTGCTTCTGTATATGTATCTGCTTCTGCTTGGGCTTATTCTGCTTACGCGTGCTTACGGGCGGCTTATGTTTCTCTCGCCAGCGTTGTTGGGCCAGTCTGTTTTGCTCCCGGCGCTCCTCTTCGCTGCGAATTGCCCTGTATTTGACGTGGTTTACGATCCGCCAACCCCAATCTCTATGTTCGTCCAGGCGAACAATTCTGCGGCCCTCTTCCTCAGGGCTTCGTGATTCAGGGTCAGGTGATTCCAGTGCGGAAAGCGCAGTTCGAACCTGCTCAATGGACAGGCCGACTTCCTCCGCAATCGCCTTTGGGTGAATGTCTACCCACCCCTCGGCGTCTGCGTGTGCTAACAGGTTGGTGAAAACAACCAAGCCATGCGTGTCACCGCGCAAGGTTCCTTGGTAGATTGACGTAAACAGTTTTGCGTACATGTAATATCCCGTAAGCGGTAGATATTATTATAAGCTTACGCTGGATAAGGTCAAGAGGTTTCGTCTTGTTCCTTCCGCGCAGCAATCTCCCGCACCCGCTCCGGCGAGCGTTGGGCGATCAGGTTTCGCATACGCTCCCAGGCTGTCCGGCGTTCTTCGGGGGATTGGCTGGCGTATGCCTCAAGGGAGGCGATCTGGATCGACCTTTCGAGTCTGCGGTCTTTGGGTGTCATGGCGTATTCCGACATGTGGGGCTGCACCACGCACGGTCGAAACCACAGGACAGGCGTTGCGCCTTGTTTTGGGTTCGTGCGTGGTGCAGCTTCAGATATGGGATCACGGCTATTTCCTGTGCGTAACGGTGGTTTCGACATCACCGGCCCGAAGGCAGTACGATTTAGCGCCTATTCGGCGGGGGAGTCAAGGGGCGATCCACCACGGCAATCCGCCCTCACATTCCACATGCGCCAGTAGTCCGCGCGCGGCAGTGGTCAATTCGGCCCTGTCCGCTGATTCCCGCAGTTCCCGCAGCAGCACCTGGTATTGGGCCAGCAACAGGGCGGATTGGGTCTCTAACAACTCAGCTTTGGTCACGGTGGCATACCTCGCACAAATCCCCACCAGTCGGAACCTCGATAA